ATTGTGCCTCGGGTCGCCATATTCCATCCCTCTATCTTCGAGGGTGTTACCAGCGTCCGAGAGCCAGTCACTTAGCGATCTCTCTGACATATTGATTTGAGGCCCTTCCGCGCTTGTATCCTTCGTTGAAGGCTTTGGCTTTAGCAGATTCGAAAGCCGCATAGACGACCCAGAATCCAATAAATAGTGAAATGAGGATGGTGACGATTTGCTCTGGTGTGAAGTCATTCGACATCCGCACTCACCCCAAATCGGTCTAACCAATAGGCTGAGATTTCTTCTCTACTCAATCGCCCTCTTGTTGATTTTCTACCAAGAGATTCCACAGCGTAACGACGAATAATTTGGCCCTTGACGTAATTCTTTCCATCTGACCAAGCACCAGAGGTCGAATCAAATCTTATGACTTGGGGATTTTGTATCACTTACTGCCCCTAGATTCCAAGCGGGCCTTTATAACAAACTGATGGTACTCGTCCCAGCTTTTTATATTATTTTCTTCCATAAATCTTTGATTTTTTTCAATCAATTCTTTATAAAATAGATTTATCTTACTTAGGTCGATTTCCATTTCAACTCCCTACCGCTCGGACGTTCGCCTCGCGATGGGATAAATGTAATTACCTAAATGGATTTAGACAAGTAGGAGCTCGGCGAGTCGGATTGGTAGGAAGGCGCAGAGCTTCTCAACCTTGTGGCTACCAGCGAAGTCGGTCTTGTCGGGTAATGCCTTCCAATGCCACTCAGGAGCCTCTAGAGCCCCTAAATCGAACTGATAGACCCCTTTAGGCGTCGCGTTGATATAGAGCGTCCTAGCCCCTGTCCTAGCCCTTATATCGGCTAGATAATCCCATTTCTTCTTCTCAATTATGAGAGTGTCGTAATGGGTGCGGCGGCACTTCATTTCAATATAGGAGTCGCTAGTAATGCCGTCAGCTCGGTCGGTCGCCGATAGTGGCGTCAAGTCCGGATAGATGGCCTTGAGTGCCTCAAATAGTTCGACCTCGCGGAGGTAAATTAGTCGTCGTCCTCGTCTTCGTCCCAAGGCTTGAACATTGGGTTTCCGTTATCGACTATCCATTCAGGGTAGGAGCTACGATCCATTGCGAAAGCCAAGGCCGTTCCTTCATCCATACCAGCTCGACGACAAGCCATATAAACCTCATTACAGGCAATAGCCCAAAAGTCCAGTCGAGTAAGTGGGACGTCTTTCGTCGTTTTGCGACGTTTTGCCACCTTCTTGACTGGCTGTTTAGCGCGCTTTTTTGCCTGTGCCACTTCTGCTCACTTTCGTCGAGAGGGCCAATTCTAACTGACTCTCCATTTTATCAAGGCGCGACACTATGGGCAGATTCTCTAATTTGATGATATATCTCAGACCGGCGATAAGTAAGCCGATTGATCCGAGAACTGAGGCGATAAACGCCGCAATGTCGGATGGAGCCATTACCGGACTTTGCCGTAACGCTCGTAAGAAGGATTGAGCCAGTTGATGATGCTAGGCAAGACTGACGCTAGAGCGGCATTGGCAATGGCATTGACATCTAGGCCGACTGCTAGGTAAGTCGCTAGGGCCGCCGCTACGAATGTCTTCGCCCAGCTTCCCGCCATCAATTTGAGTTCTTTCATTTGTGTCTCCTTCTAGGTTGAAGAAACTGCCGTCTTTGTCTCCCAGAGTTGTAAAGCTGATATGAAAATGCGACTTGTGAGGGTTCGGGCCTCTGTATTTTCTACGCTTCCAATTCAGAGTCGAGCTCATAATTTTGCCGTCGAAAATAATGTATTTGATTCGCTTATCGCCTCGCTTGGCGCACTTGCGAATCTTTTCAACTAACGCGTAAGCCTCTTCCTTGTGGGCTGAGAGGTCGGCGTCAATATCTAAAGCTCTAACAATTCCGTCTCTTGGAATATGGTCAGAAGATGAGTTATTAGCGTAGTGCCGAGCGTCAGCAATCCAACCATCACTCCGACGATCGCGGTCGGGATAATCGTCGTCAATTTGATTTCTGAGTTGCTGTCCGGCTTTACAAAGTTTAGCCATTATGAAAGAAGGAGTTTGGCTTCTTCTTCGGTAATGCCTAGACGATTCAATAAATCTTCTCGTCGGGCCTTGGCAGCCGCTTCTTTTTCTTTCAATTCCAATGCGGCTAATTCATCAAGTTCGCGCTGAGCAATTTCCTCAGCGGTTGCGTTTCGCTCGATGATTTCTCCAGTTTCGACATTGTGTTCAGTAATTTTCATTAGTTCACTCCGTATAAAATATAGTTGCCACTTGTAAAATTACCTGTTGAGGTAAATAGATCGATTCTCGTAATTGCGGCGGTGATATTGCTGTGTAAAGTTACTACTCGGACGTTTACGTTTGTCGCTGTCGTTGCGTTCGTTGAATTTCCAACAATTCTCCCAACTTTACGAGTAGATGTATTCGCATAATCAAATAAATCGACGATTGCTAATCCGTCGGCAACTGTGTCATCTTGTGTCGATAAAACACTCCAAAAATTAGCATTGAAGGACAAGTTGGTGGCATTTGTTTCTTGTCCCAAATAAACTTGAGTTGTTTCGTTATTTATGCGCATATTCAAAGAGGTGGAATCGGTAGCTGGTAAATAATCTCTGACGACTAATTGTAGATTTTTATAGCTTCCGCTAATACTGCTTAGAGTCACACTTGCTCCGGATAACGATCCACTTGCCAATTCGGTCATTCCGCCTGTTGCGATAGTTGCCCAAGCAGGAACGCCACTTGAAACAGTCAAAAGTTGGCCGTTTGTTCCAATTCCTAGTCTTGTGTTTGTGTTGGCTGTCGCAGATCGATATTCAATATCGCCGAGAGTGGTCGAGGGATTTAGATTTTTTGTCGTTGTATCGATTGAGCTTCCAAGCGTACGGATAGCCGCCGCGCCATCTTTGACAAGGTCGGTGTCGTCTGGCGTTTCCCAGCCGAAGTTCGTCGTATTAGCCATTAGTTTGTTCTCCTTCTAGGCGACTATTGTAGCGTTGAGCCAGTCCAATGTGGGCGAAATGGTATTCCAAGTTTCAACCGCTGGAACGTTATTCCAACGGAACGCCTGAAGCGAGTAAGCCACAGGCGATAGATATAACGTCAGCTCTAGACGATTGAGCGAGGCCGTCCAAGTCCAACCCTCGACGAATCCCTGAAACTCGCCGTCGGTCATATTGGCCGGAAGGTTGATAATGTTCAGCGGTAGACCCATAAAGACGTTGAGAAGGGCATCTCGGTCGGTGTCGTCAATTTCTGGGTTGCCCATCTGGAAGGTTATTTGCTTCATCTCAAATTGAGGATAGGCGCGGATTCCAAGATAGAAGGCGGCTTGGGCCTCAGCGTCAGCTTGATGGCGAAGGCTGGTCGTTACTGTGGAGGCTAATTGACCGAATAGGGTGATTGAGTCTGGGTCCGAATCGGTAACGCTCGAGGCTCCAGTTGCGCCGTATGCGATAGTAATGGCATTTCGAACGTCACCGGCGCGCTTGACGATAGACAAGTTCGGGCCGATGGCGTGATTGCCATCGAGATCGACGTATCCGTTAGTGGCAAGGTATTCGCCTCGATGAGTTGAGTCTGCGTACCCGATGCGGCCCTGTGCGTCCTCGTAAAGATACCCAAGACCAGAAGTCGCAGTAAATGAGGCAATGTTATAAATGGTGTCATTGAGGTCAGTCTGCGAATGAAGCTCGTAGTCGCCGGGTTGGTCAATTTCGCCAAGACCAGAGTTCTCAGCATTGGCCCAAGTCGTCGTAGCGTCATAAGTTGCCCAAGTCGTCGCCGCTGGGACGTCTTGCCAAGTGTTGAAAAGTAAAGCTGAAAGAAGGTTGTAAATGCGAGTGCCATCGAACTCGTGAGGTAGGTTGCCTGTATAAACCGCCCGAGCCAACCGAGCTAATGATCCGACTGCGATAATCTGAACGACTTGGCTCATTCCAATAGTTCCAGAGCTTCGAACTGTGACGCTAATGTCCGTCAGATTGCCACCGAATAGACTGACATAATCGCCATTGGAATCTTGAACCTCGACTGTAATAGGGTCGTTGATTTGATAAGGGATTGACGATTCAGCCGTTTCGATAAATGTGAGATTCGCATAACCGGCCACCGGTTGCGAGTAAATATCTGTGCGGCCAGATGTGACAGTTAGTCCGCTCAAAGTTGCGTCGGTGACTGTGTAGCCATTGACTCTGATGCGATAAATGGGACTCCAGGCCGTCATTGAACTTGAGCCGTCCCTCTAAGACCGCCTCCGCCTCCGCCGTTGCGAGAGTTGGATTCGTTCAACGCCTCGACGACTGCTCGGCTAAATCCTTCGCGATCGACGACAGAAGGAGCATTGACGTTGATGATGACGTTGCCTACTTCGTCGGCTTTTCTTACGCCAGCGACGTTGAAGCTTCCGGGTGGAAGATTCTTCAAGAAATTGGCTTCGCTGACTTGTTCAATCAAAGTCATTCCAGAAGTTGTGCCGCTAGTAGTTCTTGAGCTTGTGCCTGTACCTGTGCCAGCTCCGGTTCCAGTCAGCGATCCTGTGCCAATTATGCCGGTGATTCCAGTTGTGCCAGAAGTACCAGTTCCAGTCGTTGAGCCAGATGGTCTAAATCCGCTAGGTAGCGAACTCGTTGGAACTGTATTCGAGCCAATATTGGAAATGTTTGTGTCGTATTTATTAGCAAGTGCGTTAGCGGCTGAAAGAACTCCTGCGGCTAATGCGGCCGCGCCTACTCCAAGAAGTGGATTGAGAGCGAACGCTTGAGCGACGCCAGCAATAATGGCTGAAGCTTTGAGAGCGTTATACGCAGTTATCAGACCTTTGATGAGTGCGATAATCGCAGTTACACCAGCGGCGATTTTATTGACTGTGAAGACTGCGGCCATAACGCCAGCGAGAATCAAAATCTCATCCTTGAGATCGACGACTGTATCAATAAAGCCGCGAACTCT